AGATTACGCGGATCACTGACGACAGCCTGACAGCAATCCGTAATCACATCGCTGACGGTTACGCATTCGGTCGCACGCCTAACCGCATGGCGTTGGATCTGGTTGGCAGAATAGGGCCTAGCGGGCGCAGGGAGGGGGGCGTGGTCGGTCTAAGCGCACAGCAGGAGGCGTGGGTTCGGAGCATGCGAGCCGCGCTTGAGAACGACCCTGAAAGCGCGTTACGGTTCACACGGCGGGACAGGCGGTTTGATGGACTGCTGCGGCGTTCGGAACGACTGACGCGGGCGCAGATTGATCGTATCCTAACGGCGTACAGTAACCGCCTTCTGCTATCCCGTGGCCGCACGATTGCGGTGACTGAACGTGGTGCGGCTATCAATCAAGGGCGGGTGGACGCATACAAGAACGCAGCGGACAAGTATGGGCTTCCATACAGCGCTATTGTCAAGACCTGGGTGCATACTGGTCGCGCTGTGTTTGACAGGCCTACGCACCAACAGGCGAACGGCCAGACGGTGCAGGGCGCGGATACGCCGTTCATCGTGGGTGGCATTCAGATGCAGCACCCCCACGATCCGTTTGCGCCGCCGGGCGAGACGGTGAACTGCCGATGCACCATTAAGCTGAGGTTGGGCAATGGCTAGAGTAACCGGCTCAGTCGGCACCACGCGCGGGTTCCTTAAAGCAATTGACAAGTGGACGCAGGAGACCGAAGAAAAGAGTGAACGAGCCTTCCAGAACGGTTTGCTTGACATGTACGACGAACTAGCAGCAGCCACCCCCGTAGATACCGGCAACCTGCGAAACTCGCTTGGCGCAAACATCGTCGGGCAAGGTGCCGGAGCTACGGTCACGGGTCCGGGTAACACCAGTGCTGACAGCACGTTCCGGGGCGGTGCATCAGGGGCAATCGCCACGATCATGCGGGCCAAGATTGGCGACCGAGTGCAGTTCGTATATGGTGCAACCTATGCGCGGCGCTTGAACTTGGGCTTCACGGGCTTTGACCGCCTGGGACGCTACTACAATCAACCGGGGCGTTTCTGGATTGAGCGAGTCGGATCACGTTACAGAAGCATCATGCGTGCTGCAGCTTCTCGGCTTAGGATGCAAATGAAATGAAAATCCAATCTGTAACGGGTAAGGTTTGGCTGGCTCTTGAGGCGCGGTTGAATGAATGGACGGAAACGGCTGTTTACCTGCCGGATACCGTATTCAAGCCCACGGCTGATCAAGCGTTCCTGATCATCGACCCGGCATACCTAGACAGCGACATTGAACCGCTAGACTACGGATGCGGCGAAGAAAACCGGGGCTTCCTGAACGTTCGCGTGATGACGCCGTTAACGTGGAACTATGCAGCCGCGTTGGGTTTGATGGGCCGTGTCGCTGATCTGTTTCCCGCTGGTCTGAAGCTGTCATATCTGGATGCAGACGTTGAAATCTGGCAGCACCCGCGACCGAATAGCTCGCCCGTGCTTGAAGCATCGTGGAACCGACAGGATCTGCGGATCGACTGGCGTTGTTGGGGATGATTTGAATAATCGTCCTAATCGCGTCATATTACCCTGAACGAAACTCAAGGAAACCGCAATGGCAAAGATGCTCACTAAGGGAACGCTGCTTTATGTTGCGGCTACTCCTCAACCTACCGACCTGACCCAAGCAGCGTTTGAGGCGCTGGAATGGGAACTGGTTTGCTGCCCCAACACCTCGCCTGCGTTTGGCGAGGAGGCTGAGATTGTTTCCGAGTTCTGCATCGACGGATCGGAAGTGACGTTTGTTGGCGCTGCGTCCGGTATGGAAACCGAAGTTTCGGTGTTCTATGACAACGACTGCCCCGGACAGGACATCCTGCGCGCGGCCTTCGAAGGTCAGGCTCTGGCGTTCAAGAAAGAGTATGGCGACGGTACGCTGACCATGACGCCTACGACCATCTATACCCGTGCGCTGATCACCACGCTGCCTGATGGCGACGGTGAGGTTAACGACATCGTTACGCATGCTTATGGCCTCAAGCTGGTTCAGAAGCCTATCTTCGTCAAACCGGAGGCGGTATGATGGCGCGCGATCCTGAGCCTATCATCATCTAAACTAACAAGCCGTAGGAGGGCTTTATGGCTGACGCATCTACTTTCGTGCAATACGACAAGACGCACCCTATCACGCTAACCCGTGGTGGGGTGCCTGTCGGCATCACGATCAACATCGTTTCGTTCGACAGTGAGCGTGTCAGCAAGGCGATTGCCAAGCTGGATGCCCAGAAATGGGAAGCCGCGCGCACGAACGAAGAAAAGGTTCTGACGCCGGAACAGCGATACGACTTCGCCGTTCAGCAGATTAATGAGATGGTTATCGCGTCCATTGATAGCTGGGACTTCGGCGGTCTTAGCTGGGACAAACTGCCCGCTGATCCTGAGTGCAACGAAGATAATAAGCGTTACCTGATCAACCACCCCAACGCCAAGTGGATCAAGGACGTTATCTTCGCCAAAGGGCAGGACATTGAAAATTTTTTCGGGGAATTGCCGAAGCCCTCAAAGAAGAAATAGCGCGGCAGACTGAATGGGAGACGCCGGGAGGCGAGGACGGGCATAGCAAGAAAACGCTTTACGAGTACATGAACCGTCAGCGTGAGTATCCTAAGTCCAAGCTGCCCGACGATTACCAAGAATACATGCAAATCTTCTTTGCGCTTAAGGACTTGTGCGGAGACTGCGAGAACCCTGTAACGCCAGACCTGATCCGACAGTGGGGTGAGCATACCTATCGCGAGTTTGAGCGATGGGAGCGCACCGCATTGCTTGAGATGGACGCGGCGTTTAGACGTGCGCGCATGGAGGTGGTAAAGTGGCACCAGACCCGGACGCAGGTTAAGGCGGACCCCGACCTTAAAAGGATGAGCAGTGGCAGACGCGGCAACTCTCGTATATGACATTGACTCGTCTCAAGCCGTAGGTGCGGCCAAGGCGCTTGCCCTTATGGGGCAGGCGGCTGGCAAGGCTGCTGCTGACAGTGCCAAGCTGGAGCGTTCGTTCCGTGGCGCGGACGGTCGGTTCATCAAGATGGCCGATGCAGCCAAGCAGAATGAGTCGGCAATAAAGTCGCTTGCATCGGAGTTCAATCCGTTGCTTGCGGCTCAAATGCGTTTTGCAGATGCAGAGGCGCGCGTTGCCGATGCCGTGCGTCTTGGTGTAGTCAGCAAGGATCAGGCCGCAACGCTGCTGCCCCAACTTGCCGCGCAGTATCAGGCTGCTGCTGCTGCTCAAGCAAGGTTCGGCCAGTCCGCTGAAGTAGCCACCCACCACGCAACAAACCTTTCGTTCCAGCTTAACGACATCGGCATGATGATGTCGTTGGGGCAGAGCCCGTTTTCCCTGATGATGCAGCAGGGTCCGCAGGTCGCGCAGATCATGTCGCAGATCACGGCTGAGGGCGGTAAGATCGGCCCTACGCTGGCTGGTGCGTTTGCGTCTATTATCAACCCTGTCACACTGGTTACACTGGCCGTCATCGGCGGAACTGCTGCACTATATCAGTGGGCGACCAGCGCGGATGAGGCAGACAAGAAGGCTGGTAAGTTCAGCGACCGGCTGTCCGATCTTAAGTCTCAGATTGAATTGGTGGGCGAAGACTTCACGTTCAACATCCAGACTAATACTCTGGAGGCGAATGTTGATCAGATCGTCACTAAATACGGATCGTTGAATGACGCGGTTCGGACGCACATTAACCTTCTGAACGAAGCGGCTGCGGCTGCTGCGGGTTATGCTTCTATTGACCTGATGGCCGCGTTTAGCGAGACGTTCGGTAACGGCTGGTTGACTACCCAGATTGACGAAGTTCGCATAGCGTTCGACACTACGAACGACGAAGCGCGCCGCCTGATCTACATGATGGATAACATCCAGAAGGCAGAGGGCATTAGCAATCAGCGCGATGCGGCCATTGCCTTGCGGGACGAGATTTACCGAATGACTGGCGGCATTGAGAACATGACCGCCAAGCAGGTCGCGTTCGCGCTGCAAGTCAACCAGACCGTGGATGCGCTGACGCAGGCTGAGGTTCAGCTAAACCGCAACACGGCTTCGGCCCAGGATGCTGCGCTGGCTACGGCTCAGTGGGCGGCGAATACAGGCGCAGTTGTCGGGCACCTGCAGAACGCCGCTAACCTGCTTGCGTCTATTGGTGGTGGGGCTATCCAGCGTGCTTCGCGGGCGGCACAGTCTGCAGCACTTGCGGCGGGCGCTACTACCACGCAGATCGCTGCGGCTGGCGCACGGGCTGAGAGCATTGGGCAACTTCAAAAGGCGCTGCAGTCAAAGCAGATAACGATTGAGGAATACGCACGTCTGCGCACGGCTGTAGATGAGGAAGCTGCGGCTTGGTCCAGTCTCAACACGCAGATTGATGCGCGTGCTGATGCTGAGAGGGAAGCGGCTAAGAAGCCTAAAAAGGGGCCAGACCTAGCTAAGCGTGCGGCTGCCGAACTGAAGCAGGCTCAAAACAAGTTCCAGTCGCTGCGTGAGCTTCTGGAAAAAGAGACGATCTTTAACTTTGCAGAATACGAAAAACGGCAGACCCAGCTTGACCTTGCGCTGCAGAAAAAGCTTATCACTGAGCAGAACTATGAGGCGATGCGTCAGCAGTTGCGGACGTATTACTTCGGTTCCGAGTTTGAGCAGAAGCAGCTTCAGTATCAGATGGACCACGACGCGCTTGTGTCTGCCCTGGATCGCGAGCTTATCACGCGCCAGGAATACGCGGCACGGATGCGTGAGATGCAGTGGGGGCAGGTTAGTGCGCTTGGTGAGATCCGAGGCCAAGGTTACGCATACGAACTGAACCAGATGGCAGATGCTTTCGGGCAGATGAATCAGATGGCGGGCGGTAACTATGACAAGCTGCTAAAGGCGCAGCGGATCTTTGCATCTGCGTCGGCTCTGATCAGCACCATGCAAGGTGCGGCTAAGGCGCTTGAACTGCCGTTCCCGCTGAACATCGCCGCAGCGGGTAAGGTCATCGCAGCAGGTATGGGCTTTATCAGCGCTATCAAGTCTGGACGCAGCAGTGGCGGCGGTGGAGGTGGCGGTGCATCGACTGCAACCCCCGCGCCCACCCAAACCCCCGTGCAAAACGTACTGGTCAACTTGACGGGCGATCAGTGGTTGGTGGACATGGCTGGAGAGGTGATCGACCAGATCAGCGAACAAAGCCGGAATGGTCGTGTGATCATTCAGCGCGATAGGGGTAACTGATGCCGGTTGTATTGACTGATGACACCGCGAACAATAAGACAGTTGTTCTGGCTGATAACATCTTTGAAAACTTCATCACAGAAGGTATCGCTGACGACCCACTGAACCCGTATATCAATGCGGAGAACGATCAGACATTTTCTTTCTGGCGTCAAGGTGGCACGGCGATTACTCGGCTCCGGAAGATCGGCGACATCTTCAACGCCACGGCCAGTGCGTGCGGAATCAGTGGGCACAATCTAGGCACGACAGGGTCACGGCTTTACATCCTTTACTCAGATGACGGAGCGACCTGGCTGAATGCTACGCCGCCTTACGATCCCGTCACTGATGAGGATCTGCTTTTCATCTTCCCACAGCGCACGCATCTGTATTGGGAGGTGGCGTTCGGCTTGTCCACTGGCGCTTACGTCTCTAACGTGAAGCTGGGCAGGCGGTTGGACTTCCCGTACACGCCGATTGAAGGATACCGCCCAACGCACCACAGTCGTAAGTTCACCAAGTACTTCAACAACTCGATTGAAGGGCACCTGCTTGGCAACCGCGTCATGTCGTCGGGTGGCACGACGACTGTTGAGTTTCCTGACCTGGATCGTGCTTTTGTGGACGGGCCTATGCGTGGGTTCGAGGACCATTACAACCGGGGGAGAGCATTCTTCTACGCTGGCTGGCCGAACGGTAAGCCGCAGGACGTCGCTTACGCGTGGGCTGATGGTGAAGACGCGATAATTGATGTAGCTTACACCAACGGCAGCAAGAGGGCGTCGGTGGGGTTCGGAATGAGTATCAAGTATGGCCGTTAGGGAGATCGTACAAACTGTCGAAATAGATTATCAATTTTGCACTAGAACATTTGGCGTAGCACCATGCTTGGCTAGCTTGGGCGCGGGGACGGTGAGGAAGTGCTTCCAAACCTTCAGTACCTGCTCCTACAAGCAAGCCTTCAACAACGGCGTCAATACGCTGAAGTTTATCGAGGCGTCCTTCCCTGTCAGTGGCGATACTTATTTCCCTTGCGTCAAGTCCATCACAGGATACGAGCAGGAAGTGAACATTGCTGGCTTCAACCCAAACCTTGGCGGTCTGGGCCGTCGCGCGCAAGTCAACATCAAGATGTCGGACTTTCCTTACGGAGACATTCTGACTGATAAGTATTGGCGCGAAAGAATGAGC